AAAAACTATTATATATGTAAATAAGTTTTTGAATATTTCTTTTAGATATTCCGTCTTCATTTTTTATAAACTCTTTTGTTTGTATTTTTTCTGTAACACTTTTCCACTTTGAAATAAAATTATGAGTAGATTCATCCAGGTCACATTCATTTATGAATTCTATAAGTTTATCTGGTTCTGATAAAACATTTTTAAAGTATACAGTTCTATCGCCCATAATTGTTGGCAAGTACATCATTTTACGTTGAGACCTTTCATATAATATTGACCAAAAATTTTTTTTAGAACCCATTTCATTTCCAAACGGTATCCATTGGGTACCAAAAAAATGGAATCATATATTTGCTTCCTTCTGTTACTGGGAGAGGGTGATGCAAATATGGTCTATGTGCTGGAAACATTACCATGCTTCCAGCTTCTGGTTTAATTTTAATATTTTGTTCTGGAAAATATATTTCTCCACCTACATAATCATTATTTAAATATAAAACCCCAGAAACTACTGGATGAGATTTATCTGTTGGATCTTCTGAATCTACATGGGCCCCCATATCAACAGAAATATCATATTTTCTTATACTAAAATAATCTGGTAATTTTAAAAAATTACAACCTGTTTCTTTCATATAATTAGCAAAACATAAATCTGAAATAGCTTTTATTTTATACACTAGTAGGGAAGTTTCTATATCTTCTTTAGTTGCATATTGCATAGAAGAAAAATTTCCATTTTTTGTAATACCGTACCTTTTATTTTCATTACTGGCATTCCATTCAGACCACCTTGAAACCTGAATGGTATTACTATTTAATACTTCTAATTCCTCTATTTTATTGATAAAATTTTCTGGATATTCCAAAACATTTTCATAATAAATAATATTATCATCTAATTTTTTTATATGCATTTTTATCCTTCAAGAAAAATGGTGTTGATCTATCAAGCTTGGGATCAACTTCTCCTGGCTTGACTAAATACTTATGCCATTTTCCAGAATGTATTTCTTCTTTCATTCTCTCAGAATCCATTTTTTCCCACTCTTCGCCATACTTTTCTTTATTGGCATGCCATTCTGGAGTTCCTTCAAAATCATATGACCAAAAACATCTTATAAAATATTTTTCTCCGTTATCTACACGATCTACACCATGGAAATAATGTGATGCTCCAGTTATTGGATCTCCTGATGGAAATATAACTATATCTCCAGCTTCTGGTTTATAGTCTATAACTTCACCCGAATCTTCTTTAAGAAAGGATAATCCTCCGCCATCATAATCATCATTTATATAAATTGTACATGTTATTGCATATTTTTTACCTGGTGATTCTGCGTCAAATCCTCTATAATCTGTGTGGTAATGCATTGCCATTGTATTTTGTGGTGGACTTTCCCAATACTTACATATTGAAATTCCATTATTTACCCAGTTTGGCAATTGAATATTGTTTGATATTGCATAATCTGCAGTACAAGCATAATATGCGTCTGTTATAGTTTGTAAAAAATCTTTTTGTAATAATGCATATTCATCATCTGAATTAATTTCATATGGTATTCCTGGGTTATTCATTGGCAAATTCATCATGGTACCAAATCCATACCAGTCTGCCCACTCTTGGAAAAAATATTTTGGATCTTCTTTTTCAGATTTTTTTAAAAGATTTGTATAGTCTTTATTTCGTGGTAATGTATTTTTATATACAGTAACTCTTGGATATATTTCTATTTTATTCATTTTTCACCATATTTTCCTATATATTCCTGAACAATTCCTTTTTCTTTTTCTTCTGCCCATTGTTTATAAGTTAAATCTTGTTCTGCTCTTGTTTTCTTTAATCTTTCTTCTCTTTCTTTAATTTGCTCTTCAGTATATGTAGCATCTGCATTATCCCAAAAAGAACCTATTGTATATCTTGTTCCATTATGAACTTTTGTAACTTCATGCTCGTTTGTATATCCGCCAGCAAAAATAGCAATCATACCAGGTTTAGGATGTATCTTTACATCATGGTGTTTAAAATTTAAATAGCCACCTTCGAAAGTATCATTTAGATAAATAAAAGCAGCATATTTACTTCTTTCAAACTCTGTTGGATTTCCATCTTCATCTGAATTATCTGAATGAAAAGATGCATAAGCTCCGTCAGTCCATTTTTGTGCATGATAACTAACCTCTGCAACTTCTTTTCCTAATACATTTTCACAAGCTTCTTTTATTTTTGGCTTTAAAATATCATGAAAATAATTTTGAGGTAATCCAAAATATTGTAAATTTGGATCGTATGGCCAAAATCCCATAGCGAAAGAATCATAAAAAGAAATTTGATTCCATTCTAATATGTTATTTTCAACAAGCCATTCTGTATATGCAATGATAGCGTCGCATTCGTGTTTGCTTAAAAAATTATCTATTGAGAAACATTCTTCCTTATATTTAGTAATTTGACTCATTTATGAAATCCTTTGGTCCGTTAAATTTTTCTGGTAATTTTGTTATAGTCCAAAAATATGGAGTAGTATATCTACATCCTTTAAGTATAGGTCTTACTCCATGAATATAATTCATATCCCCTGGGAAAAAATATCCTGCTCGTGCTTTAGGTTTAAATTCTATACCTTGCTTTGGAAAATATAATTCTCCACCTTCGTAATCATCGTTCAGATAAAAAACTGTTCCAATATCATACCAAGGAAAAGAATTTGGAGTTCCAGCATCTGGACCTTCATGTAATTCTTTATCGGCATGAGGTTCCTGTCTAGCTCCTACAGGCCATCTGACAATTGCGGGTCCAGTACATATAACTTCAACTTCAAAAAAATTTTCTATGATTTTTTTAAATCTATCCGTGATGCCCAACAACAAAGGTATTATATGTGGTCCATTTTTTAATAAAGTTTCGCCAGTTGCTACTCTATTAACCCATGGTCTTTCGTCGTAAATAACAGTTCCATTTTCATTATATTCTGTTGGAGGATCATCAAATGATGAATTATTTTTTGCAAAATCTAATAGGATTTTTTGCTCTTCTTCTGTAATAAAGTTTTCTACTTCTACAATATTTTTGTCAGAAATGCCAAAAAATCCAGAGGGAGTTATGGATTTAGCATTAAAGTTGGACATGTTTCCACTTGTGTCCCATTTCATCATATTCATTAATCATACCTCTTTCTAGACCAAACTTTTTTCTTATATGCTCCACCTTCTGGAACTCTAAACTTATTAGCTTGGTATTCATGTCTTTCAACTATTTCTTCTAGTGAATACATTTTTTCAGAAGATTCCCATTCTTCTCTTTTATATGGAATAATTTGAACATATGGTGTTCCTTTTGGAATTACCCCCTCAAAACCTTCTTTTAAAAAAAATGGCATTAATCCTGGGGTATTCATCTTATCATTATCTATTATACCAGAGAGGGTAATGAATGGTAAATCGTATCTATTTAAAGGATGTACATAAAGTGCACTATACCCAGGCTCTAATCCTGGCATCCAATTAGGATACCAATGAAAATGTTTTTCAAATCCTGGAGGTATTGGAAAACCTGGCATTGTTGGTCTTGATCCACAAAAATCCTCATACCCTTTTTCGGTTATTGCCTTAAAGGTTTCAACATGACCTTTAAACAAATCACTAATAGAATTTTTTGAAAAATTAATGTCACAAGGAGTTTTTAAAACATATCCTGTTAAAAAAGCATCTACAATTGCTGGACAAGCTTTAAAAGATAATGTTTCTTTATTTTCTGGAAACCAATGTCTACTTGATTCCACAAACCATTTTGGCATATTTTTTTTGGTTGGCTGAGGATTTAATTCATTTTGCGTAGTATTATATGTTCTATTTGAATGAAATGTAATTTTAGCCATTATTTAAAACCTTTAACCTTATTGCCTTAACTTCATGTTCTCCTAAAACATTTCCACATGCGTCTACTGCATCTCTATAAAAATTTGTCCATCCGCCGTTGTCTGTTGCTTCTTTAATTTTTTTCATTGTAGTTTCATGATCACAATTAGTTGATGGCATCTCATTAATATTTACAAATTCTATTTCAGAATTTTGCAAGTTAGTTAATGAAATTGGTATTATATTTGCAACAGGAGTATTTGCTGGAATTGTAATTTTAATCATAGGTTCTGTAATTTTCCAAACAACTGGAAAATCTCCGTGAAAAAAAGATGTTGTTATCAATGTTGTAAAACATTGTGCTCCACGTATAAACATATTTGGAGTGGGCATGCATAATAAACTTAAATCTTTTTCAGTTTTAAAGCCCATTCCTATATTAAAACTAATAGTTCCGTTTGCTCTTCTAGTGGAAACATATTTTTCTCCAGATAGGACTTTGACATGTTCTGAAGAACTATCTGAAATGCCATCCCAAATAAATGAAATTTCTTCTGGAAAAGAAACGCTCCAACCTAAAGAATTTGTAAGAGTTACTGGAAAACAATTATAGGCATGTCTATCGTAGGTGTAATCCATCCAATCTCTTTTTACTGATGATGGAGATATATTTCCTAAATCATTTAATCTAAATGCTTTAATATTATACATTAAAGTAATGACCCAGAATATTTTGCCTCCAGGTTTCTATATTCTGGAGTATGAGCTGTTTCTAAATAATCTAGCATAGTTACAATTGAATATTTTGTTCCAGATGTTACTGGCATTGCTGCATGAGAATATATATATGATGAAGGGAAAAGATATAAATCTCCAGCTTTAGGCTTAATTGTTAAGCCAAGTTTATCAAAATGTAATTCTCCACCTTCATAGTCATCGTTTAAATATCCAACAAGAGATAAAACGCAGGTGTATGAATATCCGTGATCTGAATGAATTTGAAAGTGTTGACCCTCATTATATCTAATAAAATTAAAAGATTCCCAATATTTTAGTGGTGCTATTCCAAACATATTTCTATAGTCATCTACCGCTGGTAATTGTGCATAATAAGCATCTTGCCAAATTCTAATTAAATCTCTATCTAAATCATCCTGATCTTCTTTTCTTATATTGTCCATGTGTGCGGAAAGAGATTCATCTTCGTTAACCTTAATCTTAAAATCAACGCAATCTCTATATTTTAAATTTTTTGCACCATACCCAGTATATCCTGGACGCCAACTATATTTTACATTTTCTTCAGATCCAAGTGCTTTTTCTAATCTATCTATGTAGTTATCTTCTTTTTTAAAGACATCTCTATACACCATTATTCCTGTTGCTAAATATTCTGCATTTGGTAACATACATCCTCTTTTCTATAGACATTATATCATTTATCTTAAATGATTGGAATCCAGACCCCTGGTTCATTGTGTTTTAACATTAACATTGGATAAATATAAAATTCTACAATCTTACATTCATTTTTTACTTTTATAGTAATTAGATCTGTGGGTTTATTTATAAATATTT